AGAGATTTTCTTTACGAAGAATTTAAAAATTTAATTAATGCATTTTAAAACCCTAAATGGCGCTGTTAAAAAAATTTCTAAGTCTCATAAATATAAAATTGACTGGGACGGCCAGAGTAGAAGCAAAATACAATTTCAAACCAAACAAAAACTAAAGAATGTATGGCGCAACCATGTTGTTTTTGAAGAGTTTCCGGTAGCAGGAAGCAAAATGTCTTTTGATTTTTATAATGCAAATAAAAAAATAGCTATAGAAGTCCAGGGCAGACAGCACACAAGCTATGTACCGTTTTTTCACGGCAAAAACAAAATCAATTTTATATCACAAATGAGCAGGGATCATCAAAAAAGAGAGTTTTGCAAAATTAATGAAATTAAATTAATTGAAGTATTTGAAGAAAAAGAAATAGATTCTTTAATAAAAGAAGGTGAATTTGATCCAAACGAAGGCATGAATAAGTTTAGTATGCCTAAGTCTATATTAGACCAGCTCTATGAATTTTCTGGAGGGTCTGAAGACAATAGGGGTTTTCTGTTATTGTTTGTAGATCAAACTGGCGTTCCGTCAGTGGTATCCCAATGTTCCTCTGCGGTAGTTGAAATGGGTTTAAGGAAAGCTGCAGAAGGATATTTAGACGAATGTGAAGCGGCCTCTAGGCCCGATATTAACCCAGACCAGGATTAATCCTATTGACAAGTCGTCAGACTTGTGCTATCATTTAAAACAATATGATATTTTCTTACGATTGCGAGCAACAGTTTTTGTCGGGGCTTATTAAGTTCCCAGATGTATATCCTCAAGTATCACACTATGTATCCGAGGATGATTTTTTTAACGAGGTAAGCCAAGTAAATAGAACAATCTTTTGCGTATTAAAGCAAAGCCTAGATAACACCGAAAAAATTGACGAAATCATTCTATCTGAACGGGTAAAGTCCTTAGGTATTGACTTTGAAGACAACATTAATATAGCAGACTATATTAAGGCTCTAGCAATGAGAAAGACTTCTGAGAATTCGGTAATCACTTCAGCCAAAGAGCTAAAGAAGCTTTCAGTAAAAAGAGGTTTATGTGAGTCATCAAATCAAATTATTAGAGAAGTAAAATCACTTCCCAACACAGCGTCTTACTCAGAAATCATAGATAAAGCAGATTCAATCTATAATAAAAACATTAATCTTTTTCAAGAGGAGTCTGACTCGCCAACAAATATCTTTACAGATATGGCAGATATCATGGAAGATCGGGGCGAAAACCCAAAGGAAGAATCTGGATTCATGGGCCCACATAAGTCTATCAACAATCTTTATGGATCTCTTTTGAAGCCGGGAAATATTACTGTTGTTGTTGCCAGGTCTGGTGTTGGTAAAACACAGTTTTGTATGGATTTTTGCACAAAAACATCGAGAGCTTACAATGACGTACCAGTTCTTCATTTAGATAACGGAGAAATGAGCCAAGAAGAAATTATCGACAGACAGTGCGCGGCAATAACGGGCGTACCTTTGCATCTGATCGAAACTGGAAAGTGGAGAAGCGCAGGAAAAGAAATTGTTCAAAAGATGCGTGATGGTTTAGCCAAAATCAATAATTCACAGTTTTACTATTACAACGTTGGCGGCCTGTCGGTTGATAACATGGTTAGTTTAGTAAGAAGATTTTACTACTCCAGAGTTGGAAGGGGAAACAAAATGATTTTAAATTTTGACTATATTAAAACCACTTTTGAAAATTTTAACTCAAAATCCGAATGGCAAGTTGTAGGAGAAATGGTAGACAAGTTTAAAAGATTAATACAAAAAGATATTGTTTTTGAAAAAGAGCCCATGATATCAATGATGACTAGCGTACAAAGCAATAGGGCTGGAATTGTAGGCAATAGAAATTCTAATTCTATTATTGATGACGAAAGCATAGTTTCTTTATCTGACAGAATTACCCAGTTTTCATCTCACCTTTTTAGCTTAAGAAAGAAAACTGCAGATGAACTGCAAAATGAACATGAGGATTTTGGGTCACATAGGTTAACCTGCTTAAAACACAGACACCTAGGGGAAGATGTCTCTAGGGCATTAAGTCTAGTCGAAATGCCAGATGGAAACAAGGTTAGAAATGCAATTAATTTAGATGTAGTCAACTTTAATATTACAGACAAAGGTGACATGAAAGACCTAGCGGATAGCATGGACGTAGAAGATGTTACTTTAAATACAGACAACAACTTCTTTAATCCCGCGCCAAACTTTTAATATGAGTCCAGAAGAAATAAAGGATAGCTTACAAAGGCTTGGATACAAGCTTAGCGACAGGGGCTCATACTGGCAGACTAGTGCTGTTTTTAGAAACGGAGATAA